CTTGTCTAATGGCGGGCAGCGCCAATACAGTCTCAAGCAATGTATTCTCCTGCTATCTCGTAGCATACTGTTAACGCGTCCTCGTACATAACCTCAGACTTTATATTGACGTGTATATCAGGGAACGTAGATAGAAAGAGTCGAGGATGAGGATGGCCGCGCTCCTTTAACTTATCTATTATCTGCTGCCATACAGACAGTTCGGCATCATATTTAGATATATCACTCTTATACTCTCGTGCTGCGATTAGTTGATTAACTATGCGGGGCAGCTTATCGACAGCATCGGGGGCATCCATAATATCCTTGAGGATACGCCGAGCCTTCATGTAATTACTCATACGCAACATCGACTCCTTAGCAACAGCTAGCGCTTCGTCGCTGTACCAATCCCAGAAATTTATCTCATCATTGATAAGAACCAGCTGATATACACCAGCTGGTTCTAGCACCATTGTTGAGTTCTTCATAAGCTTGTTATGACTAGTGACCTGTTCTAGGGCATCGTCAGAGAGATTGAGAGCTCTGAGAACATCCCTAGCGCTAACATAAACATCAATGAATTCTATAGATAGGTTATTGTATTGTTGAATCAAGGCACACGCCCCCCTTGTACGGGTATTAATTACTATCATCGGCGCTGATATTCGATGTATCAGCGTCGCTATCTGATCTACTAACGGTATTCTTATGGGGGGTGGGGGCCCAGTCTCCGTATCCCGTTGTGGCCTGGAGTCTCGTGCCCGCGCCCATAATGATGTCCGCGATGTTGGCACACTCTGCGTTGAATGGTATGATCTCGATCTGGCGACCGCACACGACAACTGCCTCCTCTGGGTCGGGGGTGGATATGGGTTTGGGGTGCACGAGTAGGTAGCCCGATTCTACCTCGTTGATGTCGATGGAGTTGTGAATTAGGGCTCCGTCGTGCTGATTATTGGATGCGAGGTCGTGGATGTCTCGAAGGCTGTCTACCTCTATACGTTGTAGCAGGGCCGACATGGCTGCTATCTTCTCATGCTTGGGAATCAGTTTAGACCACTTCGCTATGCTGGTAGCTATGCCTTTAAGGTATCCTACTAAGCTAGCGAGGGCCTGCGCCTTAGTGGGTACATCCTTATCAGCTAGGAGCGGTTCTTCTAGTACTAAGCGCGGTATAGTGAAGCGGTTACTGAGACGCTTAACGAGTCGGGCCCCATTGATTACTGCTAACACGGCTGTCTTCACAGTGCCTACAGACAGTAGGGGGTCAGGAGAACTCACACGGCCCGATAGCATCTCATCCAGATGGGAACTAATACCTAGCTTCTCCATCTCATGATGAGCAATCGTCGCGTGACACTTCACGACATCATAGTTAATCACAGGGCTGGATATTAGAAGCACCTCTCTGAAGTTCCTACTAGCACCCTGGAGGCCGCCTCCCTTCTCGTATACACGGAGCCCCTCGTGAGGTTGGGTTAGTTCTTGCGAGTACTCTGCCTGACGTTTCGTGTAGTCGATACTAGTCACGCGCTCGAGTATACCCTGATAGCAGTTCAGGTTATGAAGGTAGCGGGCCCGTTTACTAGCCAGCTCAGCCTCACTCAGGCTATCGCGAGTACGCTCTATCCTATCTCGTTGTCGTATCAGCCACGCGATGCCATAGCCCAAATCAACCTGTGTCGACGGAGCACTACTAAGCGGCTTATTGAGCTTAGGAAGGGGGCGGCCATCTACATCAACGAACCACTGATCCTGTAGTCGAGAGGGGCTCAATAGTAAATCCTCCCCCTTCTCGATGAAGGTATCGATGATGTGCTCGTGGATACGGTAGCGGAAGCAGATCCCCTCCTTAGCGTAGTAGGGGGCCCGCGTCATAAACGTCTCTACGCTCTCCCAGCTATAATTTCTACAGTAGACGTGGATAAAGCTCTTACGAGGCAACGGCACTCCCTTCCACGCATGGTAATCAGACTTAGCACGCATCTGGCGCTGGCACAAAAACGTGTGGATGAATAAACGCCGACTATCGCTATCCATGCCAGCCGTTAGCTCGCGCAGATAGTGATACTGACTAATAGTGAGTTTTAGATTAGTTTGGATGTACGGCATAAATTCTCCACTTCATTTAATTTTAACATGATCTAGCAATTTAAACAAGATAATTTTACTAGATGCTGGATGATATCGTATAAATTTATTAGTTGAAGGTTTACTATTAGGGCCCGCGCCTCTGCCAGCATAATCATACCCAATTGTTATAACTATGAATAGAACTAAGAAGGGTAATGTAACAGCAGAAGCGCGGGCCGAGTACGGTACAGTGGGGGATAGATTCCCTATATTCGATAAGCGCAGCGCATTGAGTGCCCTTAAACTGCGGGGCCACGGCAATCTATCTAAACAGGAGAGGGCCCGTGTTATTAATAAAGCCGCTAAGTTTGTTCCTGAGGCAGCTCGGGCTGCTCGAGAGGCGGATCAACAACGCTCTCGTCGTAGTTAGAGAGGAGGAAGGTGTTAATCCAGTCTATATTGCTCTGGGTTAACTCTCTACCAGTCTCCTCGTAGTATTCTCGAAGGGCTAATACGCTCTGTATCCAATCGAGTTCTTTATCTGATACGCCCTGGAGGTCATCTAGGATCCAATTATTGTCGCGTAATCTCTGAATCTGTTCTGGGGTCATGGTAATCTTTATCTGTTATGAGGTCATGGTGATCTTTGAGAATATGGCTTGCAGGGGAGAGAGACTTACCATCTACAATATCGTTTATACTGCCGATTAATATAGAGGGGTCACCTTCTTCATCGACTCTATCACGAGCGACAATTACATCTCCATTAGTGGCTAGGAAGATAGAGACATCTACATTATAATAGATATATGATAGGAAGTACATATCACCATCATTATCATCAGGACGGTCTTCTCTAGTATTGTTGATTACTACGTAACTAGATCGATTGACATGAACTTCAATAAATTTATTATTGGAATCTAGACCTAGATTCTGATAGGCCCACGTCTTCACGATATCAATCGCGTTATCCTGCATTTTGTCTCCTCCCTTGTTTAAGTCTGCCTATCTCGAGAGCATCACTGCCCATGATGTGGAGCTCCTTATTGCTATTAAGTAATAAGTGTCGTGTTCGTGCGCCGGGCCAATAGTAGTAATCGCCCCACTTTATCAACAGGCCCGTCTCGAGTATAGGTTCTATATTCTTTACTACTAATTGCATCTCCTCCTTAGTCATACCGAACTCACCATGGTTATGGCGGTCATAACTATCGCGCCGATAATGTTGAGTGCGACGAGCCCATACTCCTTTAACGGATTCAGAGTTAGCTATCATAGCCAGCTGGCAATAATAGCGTAGATTACCCCCCGGCATACGTAGAGGGGTGCTCTCAACAAGGCGGCGTATAGTAGGGCTATAGTAGTGAATACGCCATTGGTCCACTGAATTCTTATCGTTATAGAAGTCGGCCCCCCATGCGGTTATACCTAACTCGAGCACATTAGTTAGGTAGTATTTATTAGAGTTATCCTGGCCACCACTCATCCTAGCATGTAACCGCGTATAGTTAATGTGGGGCTCCATATCCTCGAACCAGAGTTGGATAAAGCGTCCTCCCTCCTCAGGGGTAGGTTTGTATAATGATAAGAACTGGTAGTCTGTTGCCTGCCATATAATGCTGGATATCTGCAATGTTTTAGCTAGGTACATTAGAATTGTAAGTTAGTATGAGATGTTCTGTATTCTGAATTATGTTTACTCTTTTAGTGCACACCTAGGATTTTCTAGATTAAAATACTCTAGACTGAGAAAGTATACACCATCTAGCTCTCCTTCTACAAATATAATTGAAGCTATTGCAATAGCTACCGCAAAAAGATTAGTATTCTTTCTAAGCTGGTCAAGAACATCGACTCTTAGAAACAATGTTACTATAGTTAACAATAGTTGATTTTTGAGAACTTCACGAAAATACAGTACAGTATTTTCCTTTACTATGCCGAACGCATAAACTAGCCCATTGGCAATAGTGCGGTTGTAACAATGTTTAAGTAATGCTGAAAACTGTGGTTCTTGTTTTGCTTCATTGACTAAATCAGCGATAAAATCTTTTGTTGATTTAGGTAAATTATCATAAACACTTTTGATTTCTATTGTAGCTCCGTAACTAATCATTTTTTACTCCTTAGTTGTATTTGGTTTGTAAGTTAGTCCCCAGATATGTGACGTTCCGTATATTTTTTTATAGTCCCCCTCTACTACAAAACTAGAAGCTATAGCGATAGCCTTCATAAACAAGTTAGCATCTTTTTTCAACCGTTTAGGGGTAGAAACGCCTGTTAAAAATGTGGCAATAAGTAACCAAGCTTTAAAAGCTACAAACGAAATCCAATCTATTTTGACATCATTATCATCATTAACATCATTGTATTTTAATTGTATGTATGTATCCATTACATTGTCTTTAATTGCGGCTTTATAGAAGTGTTCTAAGTATTTTGACTTAGGATTCTGTACTAAAGCGTCAACGTATTGTTTAGCTTCGATAGGTAAACTATTGTATTGTTCTCTAACTAATATTGCGCGTCGAATATCCATTGGTTTACTCCTGTTTTAGGTTATTTTTAGCTTCTTACTTTATTCGTAGTCCCAATAATAGGGAGATTCATTGACATAACCCTCCTTTACAAGGTAACTAACTATAACAACAGATCGCAGAAAAAGACAAAAGTTTTCTTTGAGAAGCTTAGGTATTGTCACACCTGTTAGTAGCGAATAAATAAACAGGAATATCTTGATTTTTAAGTACCAAAAACACCCTGCTTTTTCAAATGGATCAGAGTCGATAAATGCACCGCTTAAAAGTACATCTACGTTGTTTGATTTGATTGCGCTACTATGGAATCCTTTTAGTATTGAAAGTACAAAAGGTTTTTTCGATACTTTAGTTACTAATCGGTTGACGTAATGCTTGGCTTCGATTGGTAACTCATCGTAGCTTGAATCGATTAGTATTTGATAGATTTGAGTGTCCATTTTTTTACTCCTTAGTTGTATTGTCGGTTATTTCTTTATACCAGCTTTTTTCTACTAGAAAAATCGACGCTAGTGTTAAAGCTTTTCTGAAAAGATCAAAGTCTTTTCTAAGAGGAGAAGGAATAGCAACTCCTGTACACATAGGTATAATAATAGTTATAACCCAAAACTTAAACCGGTCAAAAAAGGAAAGATTCCATTTATCATTGGATAAATACGAATAGAAGTATCCTTCTTCTATATCCCCTTCCCACCACCAGATTAATATCTTGTTAGTTACTTGGCTAGTTTGAGATTTTTTTAATAAATCATCAATCCAGTTTTGTGACTCAAGGGATAATTCGATATACTTATTTCTAATCATGAGTTTGAGTAGTCGATCTTTGAATTGAGGATTAATGTTAATGTTCATTGCTTTACTCCTGTTTTACTTTATGTAGTCCCAGTTTTACTCTGAAGGTGGAGATTAAAGGCTGTTTTAAACTAATGCTTTACTGCAATTGTTAGAATTATCCTCAAAAATTGCCCCTCGTTGAATTAAATCCTGTTCTTGTTCAGAGGTGATCCCCGCTGCATCGATAAAGATAGCGTTTTCAACATCAGCCCCACTTAGGTCAGCCCCACTCAGAATAGCCCCTCTTAGGTCAGCCCCACTCAGATTAACCCCTCTCAGGTTAGCTCCACTCAGAATGGCCCCTCTCAGAAAAGCCTCACTCAGATTAGCTCCACTCAGAATGGTCTCACTCAGGTCAGCCTCTCTCAAGAAAGCCCCACTCAGAGTAGCCCCACTTAGAGTAGCCCCTCTCAGGTTAGCCCCACTCAGAGTAGCCCCACTTAGGTCAGCCCCACTCAGGTCAGCCTCTCTTAGGAAGGCCCCCCACAGGTCAGCCTCTTTCAGGAAAGCCCCACTCAGGTCAGTTTGAGTTAGAGTAGCCCCACTCAGGTTAGCCCAACTCAAGATAGCCCCACTCAGGTTAGCCCCACTCAGATTAGCTCCACTCAGAATGGTCTCACTCAGGATAGCCCCTCTCAGGATAGCCCCACTCAGGTTAGCCCAACTCAAGATAGCCCCTCTCAGGATAGCCCCTCTCAGGATAGCCCCTCTCAGGTCAGCATCACTCAGGTTAGCCCCTCTCAGGATAGCCACACTCAGGTTAGCCCCACTTAAATCAACTTGTTGTAAAGTTGTCTTATCAATTGTTTCTTCTCGAATTGCCTTAATTAATTCAGCTTTTTCAATAACTTTTGCATCTGTAGTGAACTCGACTTTTGCGACGACAATTTCGGGTATATCGTCTGATTTAACATTGAGAAAGGCTTGCAATTCCCCCGATTGATGTAAATCTACTAGGCGCTGTAGTCCATCTTCTGAACCTTCTAAAAATAACCGAATACTGCCTTTAAGTTGAGGTTTAATGTTCATTGGTTTACTCCTGATTAATTACAAGAACTGATTGTTAATTTTGCATTAATCTAATTTAGACAACAAAGCTAAAATTGTATTTAATGCAGTACCTTCTGGTGTATATCTTGCTACAGATGATATAGCTAATAGCTCTTCAAGCATCTGACTAAAAAACTCTAATTGCTCTTCTTTATCAGAAAAAGGAAAAACTAAATTACCGACTGTATCTGTTAACTTATTTGACATCAGTGGAATCTGATGTTCTGTGCGTGCGTGATAGTAAATTTTTTGGCTCATTGATTTTTTCCAACTCATTAGGGTGATTACAAAAAATCGTAAACAAAATAATTGACAACCTTGACCGCTTCTTTGATCTTTGGGATAAAATCAATGTCTAAGCTAATAAAGATAAAAGGGTTTTCTGTTTTCCTTGTATTTTCTAGTTTATGGTAGTATGAAATATCTAACAGCAAAATATCCCCTGCTTTTAATATTAGCCTTTGAGTGTTTTTTCTGCGAACTAACAGATTATCTATTCGCTCATCCATACTCCTAAAAGTGGTGTCGCAATCTGTTTTTAGGAGTTTTTCTATTTTTTTATTATTTACTGATGATGCGTAAAGTTCATAATTGGCACTTTCGACGACTAAAATAATTGAGTATTTTTTATCTTTATAAATGTCGTCGACGTGCCATTCTACTCCCAGAGTAGCCCATAAAGTATAAGAGTAATCGTACTCATTATAGAGAGGGTTTACATAATTATGTTTTGTAGGAAACTTATCAGTAAAACAAGAATCGGTTGCTATTTTGTTTAGCTTCTCTAGATTGTGATATTTACCTAGTTTATGCAAAGGTTTCATTTTTTTGTTTGATTAAGGATTACTAACTGATAACTGGTAATTGATTACCTACCAAATAAGAAAGATGCGGCGCCAAGTAAATACACCCATTCTTCTTCAAGCATTAATTCCGTTTTAGAAGGGTCGGCTATATCAAATAAACAAAAGTCAACTTCATCTATACGGCCACCATCGTAATATAACTCAATATCAGTATTTGGAAATACCGTCATAAAGCTAAATTTAAATGCGGCATTTTGGCGATTCTCACAGGTTAGTGTAGTTGAATGACTTGGATTCTCCCACGGAATCCTATCTTTAGAGTTTTGATAAGTTACTTTTAACTTCCAATCGATAACCGAGGGAAAGTCTTCTTTAAAATGAGTTTCTCTTACCCATTTAGCGATTTCATCTACTATCCATCCCTGATCCTTTTGCATAAAATAGTGAATGCCTTCTGAATATCGAAACGGATATGACTTTGTTTCGTACCAGTTTATCTCAATCTTAGCAAATTGTCCTATGTCTATCATCGTCATTGCTTTACTTCTAAGTTATTTTGTTTACTGGTAACTGATAACTGATAAATTAACTGCTCCATTGACGCAATTCAGGTGATAACTCAAGCGTAGTTATAATTGGCTGCAGTTGAATAGTGGGATCAAAAACTACATAGTATTGATTTTCTGTATCCAATTGTCGCGAAGGCAATACACCTTCGTAAATATAAACCACGTACAGTATATATTTTGAGTCGATAATTATACCGACTTTACTGCACTCACAAATACCTTCAATACGAATCTTCATTTTTACTCCTAAATAATGAGTGAACACTGATAACTAATAAATACCTGATTAGTAACTGTCACAAACTACCCGAAAACCGACATCGTCGTAGCGGATGAGGCTGAAGTTGTAGTCGCAAAACTCAGAACGGCAGTAATAAGAACAGCTGTTCCAGGAACCGCCCCGCAGACACTTATCAATACACCATTCCCAGACGTTGCCACTCATGTCATAGAGTCCCCAAGCATTAGGTAATTTTTGCCCTACATGATGGGTTATCAACCAAACATTAGGTGATTTTGCTGCGCCTACAGGATAGGTTGCCAGCCCAGAGTTGTCTTCATACCAGGCGTAATCTCCTAATTGATTAGCATCATCTCCAAAATAATAGTCAGTAGTAGTCCCTGCACGACACGCATACTCCCACTCTGATTTTGTGGGGAGGCGATACTTATGGCCAGTCATTCCATTTAATTTTATGCAAAAAGCTTGGACATCGTTCCAACTTACACTTTCCACTGGATTTTGGAGATTGTTTTTAAACCAAGAGGGATTGGTTCCCATTACTGCTTTATATTGTTCTTGAGTCACTGGATATTTACCAATCGCAAAACTATTGATTTGATCCTGGCTTGCTGGTATTTCTACCATTTCAATTTTAATCATCATTTTTACTCCTAGTTTTGTTTTTGACGGATGATAACTGATAACTGGAAACTGGCATCTAACTAATCTCTATCCCGCTACTGTCAACAAAGTCATAAACATTCATAAAATGCTCTTTCCATTCATCGGGATCAGACATACTTACTTTGTCAATTGTCCACGTCCACTCTCCAGGCTGTAAATATAGCCCTGCTTTCCACTTATTAGGGTATGGAGGTGTTGTGCTTTTCACTGGAGTAAGGATAAATTGAAGAATGTCTTTTTCCCATTTACCTTTTTTGATATTGTAAAAGCAGGATAGCTCATCAACTAAGTCATCGCACTCTTGCTGATAGTCAGCAAAATTCTCTGGTAATTTGAATTTAGGTTGTTTTTTAGTTGTCGGTTTAGGTTCTGGTTGAGGCTCTGGTTGAGGCTCTGGTTTGGTTTCTGCTTGATTGTTCTTCAGTTGTTTATTTTCCTGTTGCAGTAGATAAACCGCGCATTCTAAATCGTGAACTCGTTGTTTTAAGTTGTCAATCCACGTTTGGTTGTATTCTTTGTTCTGTTCTAATTCCCGATTTTTCTCCCATAGAATCTCATTTTTTTGTTCTGGTTCCTCAACTAATTCGTTTAGCGTTGAGACTTCGGTATTTAATTGAAAGGTAGGTGATTGGGGTATCAAACTAATAGTCCAATCATCCAGACTGGAAGATTCAGTTATGAGTACAGGTACAGGTTCACTTAACAACATATCGACAAGTGCAACCTGTCTTTTTTTAGAAAGCGATAACTCATCATCGGTCTTTAACTCGTTGTCAGAGTTTTGATCTTCTGGAAGAGTGTATTTACAGAAATCAAGATAGTCCCAGATATCGTAATAATCCTGGTCATCAAAACCGTCAAGACTAAAATTATTTAAGGCATCAAAGATATTTTGAACGCCAAAATGTCGATTCCCAGTGCGACTACAAACAGTAACATAATCACCGTTATCAGTAACTGATAATATTCCGTGGTTTACCTCGAAGTATCTATGATTAATTTGATTGAGATTGTTTTCGATACGCTTGATAAGCGCCGTTCTTTCGTAAAAATTAATAGAAGTCATGTCTTGTTACTTCTTGTGTGTTTGTTTACTTGATCTTGTCTTACGATATTCTCCCAGAAATATCAACTATTTGAGAGAATTATTTCTGTTAATCCCTTGCTTTTTGATTATCTCAGGATGCCTATCACAGATTAAAGCTATTCTTGTCAGCGGTACGCCTGATAGAGAGTAATTTTGTAACTTAACAATATTTAAGACAGAAGATTTTAAAACTTCAAAATCTTCTGTTTTAAGAAACATAATTAAGATTATAAAATTGCAAATCACTCTTGAGGTAAATAGAAAAATCCTTTAATTGCTGGAAGACAATTAAAACTAACAGGCAAAAAAACAACTTTTATACCATCGCAATACCAGCCATCATCATGTAAAAAAGTAAATCTTTTATCAAGATTAGCCCCTTTGGTATAAATACACTTACTTTTGATGTACTCAAGTACATCTTGCGCTTTTTTTATGCAGTCATCAAAAGCTTTTTCTATTTGATGTGGTTGATATGGTCCGATAATAATTTCTTGACTATCGACCCGGCAACATTCAGCGTAAAACTCCCCTAAGATACCGCTAAGACTAGGTTGCAAGTAGATCGTTTCTTCATTTCTAGTAGCCGTAGCAGGAACGACAGCACTATTATCTTTTAGCCAACAGCAAGAATCAAACTTAATATTATCTGTATCGACAAAACCTTGTTTGTTTAATGCCCATTTTACAGTTTCTTCACAGGGATTACCGTCTTCCCCGATAAACGGAGGTTTTGCGTTCCACATATTAGCCAAAGATACCGTTTTTGCGCCCAATCTTTTGTATATGTTCATAATCTTTGTTAATGCTAGTGTTAACATAAAAAGGGAAATTATTCCCGTTTTGACTTAATTGCTTGTTACCAAATGCTGTAAAAGTGATAGCCACTTTTTATAACCTCTACGCTGAAATGGGCGTTATTGTGGCATCGTATATCTCTTTTGCCGTCGGCAACTCTAGAGACAAATCAACTAAAGCCGTCACGCTGTAGAGTGTGTCGTGGATGCCACGAGATAAACCTCCCGTAGGAACCATAACTAACTGTGAAACATAGATAGTGGTGTAATTTAGAACGTCAGCCATATTATGACTGTGTTTTGTGTGAATAGCCTTTGCTATAAAACTAGCCACGCATAGTTTTAGTTAGTGCGTGCCTGCCTAGTGCCTGCCTAATCCTGTATGTGTAAATTATAATCAACGATGTCTCTCATGAGCCCACCAATTACTCTAGTAATCCCGGATTCGGGTCAGACCAGTTTAATAATAACGGATACGCCCAGCGACCTCATCGCCGTAGGTGGAGGTAATCTATCAGAGGCCGCTAGTGCTATTGGTATACGTGACAAGATAGGTAGTCTTCAAGGAGAACAGCGCCTAAGTGCATTAGTGCTTAAAGATGTTCCTCCTGGATTTCCTGGCCCGCCTGGTCCGCCTCTATTAATTAAAGGTAATCTTAATTCTATAGGCGATCTGCCTACTAACCCCTCTATAGGACATGGTTATTTAATTCAAGGTATTCTTTACACTTGGTCGGGTATAGCGTGGATTAATGGCGGACAATTACAGGGCCCTATTGGGCTATCCGCTTATCAAGTAGCCTTGGACAATAGTTTTATTGGCACGGAGCAAGAATGGCTCGATAGCCTAAAACAACAATGGATTGTTACAGACTGGTAAAAATATGAGTACAACTTTTAAGCCCTCTAAATTAACTGCAGTCCCATCGCTACCCTGCGAGGGTAACGCTGTATTTTTTGTTGCGCCTCAGGGCAAACCGAACTATATTGAAATATATGTAAGCAATACTTCTGGGACTGCTCTAAAGCGACTATTGACAGACACCGATATTCAGTCTTTAATCGATGCTTCAATTTCTGGATTAGCTGGCGAAATGCCGATTGTAGCTAATATAGCAGCTAGAAATGCCCTATCTCCAACTGAGAATACTCAGGTTCTGGTACTAGACGCAACTGGCGATGCCACTGTGGCAAGCGGCGCAGCCACTTATATCTATCGATTTTCTACAACTTCTTGGATTAAAATAAGTGAAGCGGAATCACTCGATCTAATTCTCCAGTGGGCTAATATTCAGGGAAGGCCTATTAGCTCTCCTAGTGCTATCGATACGGCAGTATCTAATAGCCACGTTCACAATGGGAATTTGTCCCAACTTAATAAAATAGGAGAAAATGCTGACGGACTTTTTACCTATAATAATGCCTTGCCCAAAATTGGCTGGGAGGGGCCTATCGCATGGTAGCTTTTCGCCCTGAAAAGGTATTAGGAGGCCTTCCCTCTACCCTAACGCCTAATGCCATCTACTTTGTCAGGGTAGGAGCTGGGATCATGGTCTATGTCGCTGATGCTACGGGAAGCGCGGCTTATTCTATAAATCAGGAGAGTGGGGGCGGCGGGGGCTCTGAAATTACCTCTCTGGCTACTTACGAGTACCTCCTAGCTATAGGATTAGGATAATAAATGGCACTAAATAACGCTACTTTTTCAGGACTGACGACATCCTTTCAGGATGTGTACGTCCCTCCTAGCGGCGTATCAGTCGTATCTGTCTTCTCAATTCTTTGTTGTAATAGGGCGTCGACGGCAACCGACTTAAACCTGGTTCTAACTAATAGCGAAAACGTGACTTTGTGTTTCATTAGCTTCACAATACCTATCCCAGTTGGTTCCAGTTTTGTTCCTATTTCTAACCCTATTATCGTCAAGCCGAATCAGAAGTTAAGGGCTTCAGCTTCTGCCCCTAACGTAATGGATATGTTGATAGGTTGTTCGGAGTTTTTATGACACGTGAAGGTGGCTTCATGGGCTCTCAACCCCTTTGGGATGGGGCCAATAGACCGGGGAATTGGAGTGTTCTCGACGTTTACAATCGACAAAGACGAAGCTTCTGGATTCGATCCAGTGATCCTTTTGTCAATAGTGTTGTTTGCGATCTTCGATTTGATGGCGCAAACAATGGAACCGTGTTTACTGACAGTGGTCCACTGTTACTACCAGTTTCGCGAGTAGGAACCACGGGTGTAGTAACGAGTACCACTCGATCTAAATACGGAGCTGCTTCTGGCTTGTTTCCTGATACAAACGGGTATTTAAGTGTCAATCACCCTAATTTAGCATTGGGAACTGGGAATTTTACTATTGAGATGTGGCTATTTGCCGCCACATCTCGCGGGAATAATGGAATTTTATCATTTGGTACAAATAATAGCACTTTTACTGTTATTTTATTTGCTTCTAGTAATTTGTTAAGCGGGATTGGTTATAGTAATGTAGTGGCACTTCCTATCGATAGTTGGTTTCACATTGCTTACGTTCGTCAGGGCACCGGAACCAACCAATCAAGAGTATATTTAAATGGAGTCTTGATCAACCAATCTACTAATGCCTCTAATTATACTCAAACCTTTTATAATATTGGAATTTATTACTCTACAGGTTATTGCTGGGGGGCCAATATCGACAATTTTAGAGTGACTAAGGCTGTCCGGTACCTAACAAATTTCAATCCCGAAACTGACACTTATATGGGCTAATTGAACTATGACTACTCTGTATTCCTTAAGAGGGCAATACCCTCAACAACTCCCAGATAGAATTCTTCTCAGTGACGGGTTCTCCCGTACTGGGGGAAATTACACCCCTGAAGAGATAGCCGATGCTGGCTATCTTCCAGTTGAAGTTCCAGATTATGACCCAACTATCTATCAATTGGGTTGGAATGGAGCCGAGTTTGTATTAGAACTAATCCCTCCTTCCCTTCCTATTCCTGATTGGGTAGAATTTGCCCGGCTAATGTTAGTAGATGCCGAGTTCAACCAATTCTATCAACAATTGGTTCCTTTAAATCCACTACTTGCAGGGAGTCTACAAGTAGCTCTATCTCAAGCAAGTTTGGGACGGCCAGAATCTTTTGCAATGGTTTGGGGCCTGGTCGCTCCTAACATCGCGCCGGAGCATAAAAGTCAATGGGCTGGGTATGCTCATATCTGTAATATACCTAGTGACTTTATTGCTATTCTACTCTCTTGAGAGAGTGGCAAAATCTTGCCACTGATTAATTGACTTAGCGTATGGTCCCTCTCTTGAGTATCAGCGAATTATTCTAGAGAGGGATTATATTATTTATTTTTTCGAGTATTGACAAAATCTTCAAGAGCTTCAACAAACCCATCAAAAAAACTAATTGTATAAAACATAATAAAAGCAACAATTAGTACAAGTATTGTGAGTACTACAATAGATAAAATAACATTAAGAATGATGTTCATAATTAATCAGCGCAACTAGGGTGGTTATTTTTAAAGTTGTCCTTTCTTTTAAAAGAACAGTACATTTGTATGGCGCTGTCTTGATTTTCTTTAGTTTATAGTAAAGAAAATAATAGATGCTCACCATTGTACTTAAAACTAATTTAAGTTTGATATAATACAGTAAAGCCAAGAGGTAATTATGTCGCTAAAAGCTTATGTTGTTTCTGACTCTAATGACAGTGTCGTAATCACCAATATGACTGAACTAGAGGCTAAAGACGCTAAAATTAAGGCTTTAGAAGATGAAGTGTATGAGTTAAAGACTCATATTAAATCATTAAATAGCGAGCTTGATAAAGCAGAAAGAAAAGCGTATACTGGATTAGGAGACTAGTGACACATTGATATTAACGGCAATATATTAATAGCATACAAGCTAACTTGTGTGCTATTATAATTATTTGTGGATTATTAATTGATTTAATCTTCGGAGATTATCTGTGCTCAGAGAAAAACTTGCAGAATATGCCCACGAAGCTTGGTCAAGGTGGATGCGCTATCTCTTTTCAAAATCTATAGTAAATAGTGACGGCTCTGTAACGATACTTGTATCACTGGTAAAGAGGTGGGCTAGACAGATGAATACTGATTACCTCATGCTTCTAAACAGCGAGCAGCAGAGTGATATTCTAGAAGCAGATAAAATGCTTAGTATAATGAATGCTAATCATACAGCCGCATAGAAAGATTGTAGAGTAACTATTTGTTTAACTAATAGCACACAAATCAATTTGTGTGCTATTAATAGTTGCACGCCAATTCAAAAATGAAACGCATCAACCTCAAGATGTCTTTTATGTTAATGAAATAATCTAGATTTTACTAGATTTTTCAGACTTCGATTAATTCGAGTAATTGTGCTTCGGTTAGCTGAGTAATGCCCAATTCTAGGGCTTTTTCTAGCTTAGAACCCGCCGCTTCTCCTAGCACTAAATAATCGGTTTTTTTGCTGACAGAACCCGTCACTTTCCCCCCAGCTTTTTCGATTAATTCTTTCGCTTCCTCCCGTTTGAGAGTTGGTAAAGTGCCAGTAATCACAAAGGTTTTCCCTGCTAAAGTCGCTTTTGTGGTGGTGGTTTTTGCTGCTGCGGCAAATTGTAAACCAGCTGCCTGTAATTTAGCGACTAAATCCCGATTAGCGGCGATTCTAAACCAATCATAGACCGATTGAGCGATTTCTTCACCGATACCATAGACAGAAGCTAAATCAGTCACGTTGGCGTTAGCTAACTTCTCCACAGTCCGAAAACTTTCGGCGAGAATTTTGGCGTTAACACTGCCCACATAGCGGATTCCTAGCCCATAAAGTACCCTCGACCAGCTTTGATTTTTGCTTTGAGCCATAGCTGTAATCAAATTTAAGGCGGATTTATCGCCCATTCGGTCTAATTTGGCAATTTCCGTTTTTTCGAGGCTGTAGAGGTCAGAAATAGCGGTAACTAATCCCTGTTCAATCAGCAAAATCACCACTTTTTCCCCTAATCCCCGGATATCGAGGGCATCGCGACTAGCCCAGTGTACTACACTTCCCCGCAAAATCGCCGGACAGGAACTATTAACACAGCGCGTCACCGCTTCCCCCACCGGACGGACTAGGGGAGATTGACATTCAGGGCAATTAGTGGGCATCTGGAAGGGTAAAGTCTGGGGAGGACGCAATTCTGGCAGGATTCTCACCACTTCCGGGATAATTTCCCCCGCTTTGCGGATAATTACCGTGTCACCGACTCGGATATCTAATTCGGCCACTCGATTGCTATTATGTAAAGTAGCCCTTTGTACGGTGGTCCCTGCTACCTGTACCGGTTCCATCACCGCCATGGGTGTGACTGCGCCGGTGCGTCCCACATTGACGATAATATCTTTAACTACCGTGGGGACTTCTTCGGCAGGATATTTTAAAGCGATGGCCCACCTGGGGAATTTTTGGGTGAATCCTAAGCGATTTTGTCGCTGTAAATCGTTGATTTTGACTACGACACCATCGGTCATGTAGGCTAATTGATGACGTTTTTCTTGCCAATCTTGATAGTATTGCGCCACTTCTTGCAGGGATGGACAGAGTTGACGGTGGGGATTAACCAGAAATCCCATGGTTTCTAATCTATCTAAGGATTGCCATTGAGTGGTGATATGGTTATCGTCTAAATGCAGGGTATAGGCAAAAAATTGTAAGCGTCTTTTATCAACTATTTTCGGATCTAATTGTCGTAGGGTTCCCGCTGCCGCATTGCGGGGATTAGCAAAGAGAGATT